TACTTGGACTAATAACTTTGATCTAGTTGAATATGCTGTTACTATCAATGATAACGGATCTGGTACACAGGAAGTATTTTTCTTAGACGGTACTGCTTTAAAAACAGATGCTGGCGCTGAGTTTGTTTTAGAACTTAGCCAAGGAAAAAAATATCGTTTCAATCTAAGTGACTCATCTAATAGTCCTGCTCCTTTACGGTTTTCAACAACCGCAGACACATCAGTCCCGGCGTCGATCACTCCGTATACAACAGGAGTAACCGTTTACGGTACAGCAGGGACAGCAGGTGCGTATGTTGAAATTAGAGTTACCTCCGAAACTCCAAAGATACTATTCTTGTACGGCTTAGAAGGGTCTGGCATGCTTGACACATCTCTATTAGGTGCTGCATATCCAGTAAGTGTTGGCGGATTTTATTTTACAGGAAGTGAAAATTTAGTTTCTGGTGCGCCGGCAAGTTTAGCAAAAACAGCTTCATACTTTACTGCTACTACCACACCTGTTACTGCTACGTTAATGGAAGGTAAGGATGGACAAACCAAAGCGTTTATGTACACCGCCGGTGATAGTACTATGACTATTTCTGTAGTAAACCCAGGGTGGGGTGGGGCTGGTACAATACTATTTGATACTATTGGACAAAGTTGTCTATTACAATACATTGATAACAAATGGTTCTGTATCGGTAATAACGGCGCAGTATTTGCTTAATCTATGCATCCATTAGCCGGAGACCTATCGCAATTTAAGGATTCAGAAATTGAATCCAAAATTAACGACTTAACTCGTAAGTATTTCAGCACATACAATTTTGAGCTACAACAACAAGTTGCTATGATGCTAGATACTTATAAGTCAGAAATGGCAAACCGCAGGCTTCGAGAATACGAAAAAATGATGAATTCTCGCAATAAAGATCTTGACAAACTGATTAATGTAAGTTAAAATATAGGCTATGCGCCTAGATCAATTTGGTAATCCTATCTTTAATTCACAAGACATATTCAAGGTCCTCTATCAGGGCAAGCTAACTAATCTAAAAAAAGTTACAGTAGATTACACTGACGATATTGAGCAGTTAGAGAAAACTGCTGGATTTGAGTTTGATCGCTTTAATCAGCAATTAGATCAAATTTCAATCAAAGACTTTGACCAAGCACTACAAAGTGATTGGTTTATGCCAAAAGAATATTTAGAGTTTGATGTAGAAGCACACTGTTTATCTAGGTGTACTACTGATGCCGAGCGTGAGAGGGTTACCGCAGAAATTACTGCGTATAAAGAACGAGATATGATTCCATTGCTACAATGGATTAAACATTTTGTCGATACGTGTAACGAAAATAACGTAGTTTGGGGTGTAGGGCGTGGATCTAGCGTAGCCAGTTTTGTGCTTTTTTTGCTAGGAGTACACGAAATAGATTCAGTCAAATATAATTTAGACTGGCAGGAATTCCTGAGATAAGTAATAGTATAATCCAAGGAGATTAAAATGGCAATGAAAGAACAACAAAGATCAGTTTACCGAACAATGCAAGGTAAAGAAATTGACATGACTAAATTGGTTATGCAAAACGAAATGACCGTAGCAGTGGGCAACGTAAAAGTTAACGCCCGTGGCGACGAATTAGGCCCTGGCGGCAAAATTATTCGCAAAGTTGAAGACACAATTGCAGTTCCAACTGGGGCAGGTGCGGTTGCTGACAAGCAAGTATCACGTGTACCTGCTACTAAAACAGTAGCCGATCAAGATCCAGAGGGCGACGAATGAATGTAGTACAAGGAAAACTTATTCCAATTCGAGATAATGTCTTAATTACAGACATGAATTTTGAAGAACAAAAAACTTCAAGTGGTATTATTATCAGAAGTGACGACGGAAAAAGTGAGGGTATTAAACCGCGCTGGGGTAAAGTTTGGGCTATCGGTAAAGACCAAAAGGATGTTCAAGTAGGAGAATGGATTCTAATCGAACACGGTCGTTGGACTCGAGGAGTTACTGTTAGAGGTGATGACGGTGATGAATTTGTTATCCGGCGAGTTGACACTAAGGCTATTCTTCTAAGTACTGACGAACCACCGAATGATTTTTATTCTGGCGAACACAGCACACCTGGTCACGGGTCGACTCACAGCCCAGAAGATTTTATGCGTCCACATTACTAATGTGTAATTGCTTTGAGCAACAGGACTATTGACTAGTCCTGTTCTTACCTGTATAATAGTGATAAGGAGATTACAAATGGAAATTCAACCTAAAGATACAAGCAAGGGACATTTTTATGTTAGCCTAGCTAAGAGTGTAATTCGGATCGTTGCTGGGGGATGTCTAGTCAGCGGTAATTTTGTATTTGCCGGCACTGGCTTTATCCTGGCTGAAGTGTTAGGCATCGTTGAGGAACTGGTATGAAAGAACTATGGGTAGAAAAATATAGACCAGCAACTATTGAAGGCTACGTCTTTAGAGATAGTCATCAAAAAGAGCAAGTCCAACAATGGATTAAACAAAAATCAATTCCGCATTTGTTGTTTAGTGGTAACGCAGGGATTGGCAAAACTACCCTAGCTAAAATTTTATTTAATGAACTTGATTTAAATGAATACGATATTTTAGAAATCAACGCAAGTCGAACTAACTCGGTCGAGGATGTTCGTGACAAGATTGTTAATTTTGTACAGATGATTCCGTTTGGTGATTTTAAAGTAGTATTGCTAGACGAGGCAGATTATCTAAGTCCAAACGCACAGGCAGCTTTACGTGGTGTTATGGAAGAATATCATACTACCGCTAGGTTTATTCTTACTTGTAACTATCCTAATAGAATTATTCCTGCGTTACATAGCCGTTGCCAAGGCTTTCATATTGAACGTGTAGACATTACTGAATTTACTGCCCGCATTGCTGAGATCTTGATTACAGAAGCAGTGGAGTTTGAACTCGATACTTTAGACACGTTTGTTAAAGCAACGTATCCAGATTTGCGTAAGTGTATTAATACTGTTCAAATGAATAGTTTAGATGGTAAATTACACAGTCCAGAAAAAGGTGACAGCGGGCAAGCTGATTATAAACTTGAAATGGTTGCGTTGTTTAAAGCTGGAAAGATCAGTGAGGCACGTAAGTTAGTCTGCTCGCAGGCTCGTCCAGAAGAAATGGAAGAAATCTATCGATGGTTGTATGATAACATTGCTATATTTGGCGATGAGCCAACACAAGACAAAGCTATCCTTATTATTAAAGCAGGATTAGCAGATCATGCGTTAGTTAGTGATGCTGAAATTAACTTAGCTGCAACGCTGATAAGATTAAGTCACTTGTAAACAAAAAGGGCCCGAAGGCCCTTTTTTAATCACCGTATATTGATAACACTTCCTTAACGGCATCGTGCCTTTCAATATCTTTATGATCGAACTGGACTATATCAATATGTTTAAGTCCGGGCTTCTTCGATAATAAATTACAAAATTCTATTAGTCCATTATCGTTCATACGATCTGCTTGGGCTAAATCGCCTGTCACTACCATCTTAGATCCTTCACCTAAGCGTGTAAGTAGCATCTTCATTTGATTAGCTGTGGTATTCTGACACTCGTCAGCGATAATGTAAGCATTTTTAAATGTTCGGCCTCGCATATAAGCGAGCGGGCTAATTTCAATAGTTCCATCCTCTAGCATTTTAGCTATGTCTGTTTGTTTATAATATTCTCCAAGTACGTCAAATATTGGTCTTGTCCACGGGGCCATTTTTTCATTTAGCGTACCTGGTAAAAATCCCAAATCTTCATCTACGGAAACGGCGGGTCTAGTCACAATGATCTTGTCTACTATACCTTCTTGAAACAATTTAATTCCATGTTGAACTGCTAACATTGTTTTGCCTGTGCCAGCTGGCCCGATAGCAAATATAATGCTTTTTTGTTCGTCTTGGAGTTTTTGTATGTATATCTTCTGGTTGGCATTTCGCGCCTGAAGGCTCACACGTTGCTTCTTTTGAGGAAGGTATGGTTGAAAGTCAATGACTTTAACTTCTGATGTAAAGCGTTTTTTCACTCTTTTTGTCATCTAAGTTGCTCCTACTTTAATGTAAAAGTAGGACTTGTAGCGACCGCCTCGATTACTACAGAGGTCCTACACTATTATTTAACTAATACATAGAAATATAAACTGTTAGCTTATGATTTCAAACCAGCTAAATAAGTATAATGAATTCTAGGAACTCTCATGCATGATATTTTAGACATAATCCGTAACATAGATGATCTATACGAAAACAACACTAGCATCAGTGTATTAAAAGACTTTGAGCGTGTACTCGACGTAATGGATCTATATGTGTATGATAATTGGGAAGATGGTGAACTAGCATCAGGCCCAATAGTGGATCGACATTGGATAACTGCTAGTTTTATGTGGCCCAAGAATAAGATGCCAGACCCAGACGGTGCTAAACGATTACTAGACTTAGGTTGTAAAATATCCTACGAAAAGAGTCATTTAATTGAACCTCGAAAGATCCGTACACCGGATGACCTTCGTCCAGGTACTAAAAAAGGTAAACTAGATCATAAACCTATTTGGATTGTCGAAATTCAGATGCCAAAGAAAGTAGCTTTTGATATATACAAAGGTTACATGGACAAAATGAAGAACGAAAATCAAGATCAAGAAGCCACTGCTCCTAAAGCAGGAACACCTGCTCCTGGCGGCATGCCTGCTCCAGCGGCTCCTGGCGGTGCGGCTCCTGCTCCTGGCGGCATGCCTGCTCCAGCAGGCGCGGCTGCGGCTCCACCGGTATAATTATGAAATACATTACAGAAAGTTTACGTGCTACTGACCTAAGACACTTTGTTAAAAAAGTGTTTGAGATCGATTCGTATAAAAGTAAAATTGGCGACGACGAAGATATTGTTGTAGTAGCATTTACTGTTGACGGCGAAGATCCTGCTAAAGACCTTGAAAATTTTATTGAAATGGGTTACGATTTTGTACTCGACGCAGACATTACTCCAGGCGAAATGGACGATGGCAAATATCGAGTGTTTGTTGAATTAGAACGTAGCAGACACGTTGCTAGTCAAATCAACGCAGTGTTAGACGGTGTTAAGAAATTATGTGACGAGCCTAATATGCGATTTAGATACTTTAAAAGTTTTAAAAGCCAAGAAGCATCATTAGAGAATTTAGAACTAGCTGTGCCAAGTGACGCAGAATCTTACAAAGTTGCTACACAAGAAAATATGTTAGAAAACTTTAGCAACTTTTTTAGAAACAGTTATGCTGAAGAAATTCATTTACTTGACGAATCAATTAGCTTTAAAAAAGGCTACGGTGATTTAGTAAAATTTAATATCATTACTAGCGGTACACGACAAGAAGTCTATACTGCGGTAAAAGGTCCTATTATGTTAGAAAGCTCAAGCATGGCAGAAGTCATGTTTTTGTCTAAGTATATCGGGCCGTACAATATTACCAAAATTGGTGATACATTTATATTTGAAAACAGCGGTTGGGCCGTTGCTCTTAAAAGGAAACTATAATGTCAGATTTTGATTTTGAATTTACGCCAGAAAAACTAGCACAGATTATTCCTGGCAATCAGTATGTGTCTCATTGGTACGAAGCACTTTGTAAGATTTTACCTGACTATGAAATTAATACCACAAATCGTGTGGCAGCATTTCTAGCACAGACAGCACATGAATCAGGCGGATATAAAGCATTAAAAGAAAACTTAAACTATCGCGCTGTAACACTACGTAAGGTATTTCCTAAATACTTTCCAACTGATGAATTGGCAAATGCTTACGCACAAAAACCAGAAATGATCGCTAATCGTGTATACGGAAATCGTATGGGCAATGGCGACGAAGCAAGCGGCGATGGATTCCGTTATTGCGGGCGTGGCCTTATTCAATTAACAGGTAAACAGAATTATCAAAACTTTGCTGATAGTATCGAAACCCCTGTAGAAGAACTTCCAGAGTTTCTAGCAACTTTTGAAGGCGCTATTCAATCAGCTTGCTGGTTCTGGGAAGCTAACAATTTAAATCAATGGGCAGACTCAAGTGATATGCTAACTTTAACAAAGCGTATTAATGGCGGAACTATTGGTCTAGAAGATCGTATTAAGCACTACAACCACGCTATTCACGTGCTACACGGGTAAGCTATTATGGGACAAATTCAGTGGATGTTGAGTCTTATTCCAGATAGCATTTTTGTTTGGGTATATTATATACTTACAATAGCAGGAGTTAGTCTTTACATCGGAAGTAAACTTGTAAGATGGATTCCTATGATGGGTCAGTACAAACTTCCAGCAGAGTTAGTTGGCGTTGTATTGTTAGTAGTTGGTGCCTATTTGTTTGGCGGACATGGGGTACAACAAGCATGGTTAGCTCGTGTAGCAGAATTAGAAGCAAAAGTAAAAGCTGCCGAAGAGCAGAGTCAAAAAGTAAACACAGTTATACAAGAAAGGGTAGTCACTAAAATTAAAGTAGTGAAGGAAAACGTTTATGTTAACAGAGAAATTATCAAAGAAGTTGCCGGTAAGCAGTTGGATTCTAGCTGTAGCTTGCCTAAGTCTACTGTCAGCTTGCACGACAGCGCCAGTCGTAATGAAGTGGCCGGACGTGCCGCCGCAACTGATGGAGCCGCCAGCGAAGTTAAAGCCAGTCAGCTCCTTGACAGAGTCGTTGAAAACTACGGCTCCTGCCACGAAAACGCAGCCAAACTAGAAGCATGGCAAGAATGGTATAAGGAACAGAAGAAAATCTTCGAAAGCGTTAAATAAGAGTATATTAAGCAGGAGCGAACAATGGCATTAATAGATTCAGTATTAAATTTAGTAACAAAGCAACCAAAAGATCTAGACGCACCAAAGCCCCCAGTAGGTTCACGTTCGGAGAGAGAAGCAAAACTAAAAGACAAAGCAGGTATGGTTATTAGCATATTTGCTTTGTTATTAGCAGTTAACGCATGGTACGGCGGCAAGTTATCTAGCACAGTATTAAACAATACATTAGGTGCTAACAATGCGTGGGCACAATATCAAGCAAAGAATAATCGTTTAGTAAGTTTTGAAATTGCCAGCAAAACAACTAGTGATTCAAAACTAAAAGCAGAATTCAAGTCAGAAGCAGAGCGTATGGATGCTGACAAAAAAGAAATTGCTGCCAACGCCCGTAAGATGGAAGCAGAACGTGAAATAGCAAAGCACTCTAGCCCATGGATTGGTTACGCAAGCACAGCATACCAGTTGGCTATTGTTGTATTATCAGCAAGTATTCTTGCTGTTAGTATGGCCATGTTCTGGGGTAGCTTTGCGGTAGCAGGATTTGGTATCTTATTAAGCCTAAATGGTTTATTTCTTTGGTTTTAAAATAAATTAGGAGCGACAAATGAGCGAAGAAGTTAAAAGCGAAAGCGAAAAGAAAAAAGAAGATTGGATGAATTCAAAATGGCGTCCAATGATGGGCTGGATGTACATGATGGTTTGTATGTGCGATTTTATATTATTTCCAGTACTATGGTCACTATTACACGCTGTACTACATACAGCTAATATGACTCAATGGAATCCACTGACACTACAAGGTGCCGGGCTATTCCACATTGCAATGGGTGCAGTTTTAGGTATTGCGGCATTTGGTCGTACACAGGAAAAGCTAGGTGGAGCAAACAATGGCGGAGCACAGACACCAGGAACAGGATTTGCGGGCGGCCCATCAACATTTAGCCAACCGTCAACAGGAGGCTTCGGCTCATCCGGTGGTTTTAATTCACCAGCACCAGCACCAAGTGGCTTTGGCGGAGGCGGCTTTGGAAGCGCACCTTCAGCACCGAGCACAAGTTTTGCGCCAGCACCAAGTTGGGGTACAACGCAAATAGCAACAACGGCAACTGGCAAGAAGATCATTCCAGACGAGCCGCAACCAATTTTATAAGGAAAACACAATGAAAAATATTATATTTGTAGCAGGACTATGTTTAGTGTTATCTAGCACAGCATACGCAGGTGGTGAAACAAAAGAAGTATGTAAAGATAAAACAGATAAAGCTGGTAAAGTTATAAACGATAAAGCTGGTAAACCAGTCCAAGTTTGTAAGAAAATTAAAGTTCACAAGAAAGTGGAAGGTACTGCCGTAGAAGGTACTAAGCCAGATCCTAAAAAGAAGTAATCAAACTCTTGACAGGCTCCATTTAAGATAGTATAATTAATACTATTAATGGAGCCTTTTTTACGACCATGACTGACTATTACCAAACCCTAGGCGTTGGCGAGCAAGCTAGCCCAGATGAAATAAAGAAAGCGTATCGAAGCTTGGCTAATAAACACCACCCAGACAAGGGTGGGGATCAAGCCAAATTCAAAGATATAAGTGTTGCGTATGATGTGTTAAGCAACGCCCAAAAGAAAGCCGAATACGATCAACAACGTATGTACGGTGGCGGTCCACAAGTAAGATTTACATCAGGGGATCCGTTTGGTGATATGTTTAGCGGTGGCGGTAATCCCTTTGGGCAAGGTCACCCGTTTGGTGATATTTTTGGTCATATGCGTGGTGGGAATCAACGTCGAAATAGAGACTTAAATATTCAATGTCAAATCAGCTTGCTAGATTCTTACTTAGGAAAACAGTTAGAAGCTAACTATAGATTGCCTAGTGGTAAACCACAAACTGTAGTCATCAATGTGCCACCCGGAATTACCCACGGTGAAACTATTAGATACGCAGGACTAGGCGATGATAGTTTTCCTCACGCACCTCGGGGTCATTTAAATGTAACCATTGTTGTGTTAGGAGACCCTGCTGGCAAATTTGAACGCCGAGGCGATGACCTATATACAAGTATAGACATTACACCAATAGAAGCAATGGTGGGATGTCAAAAAGTTGCCGTGTCTATTACTGGCAACACCATGCCTATTGACATGCGACCCGGAGTAAATGTTGGTACAGAATTTGCCAGCGCAGGACAAGGATTTACTAATCCCCATTCGGGATACAAAGGAAGATTTGTAATTGTAGTAAATATTAAGTCGCCGGCAGTAACCGATCCAGATTTAGTAGCAAGGTTAAAACAACTTAATGATGAAATTAATTCACGATCCTAATCCAATACTTAAACAAAAAGCCGAACCTTGGGATTTTAAAAATCATGTTAATGCCGCAGTAGTAGAACAAGAAATGTTAGCAATAATGAAAGCTAACAAAGGAATTGGTCTTGCCGCTAATCAAGTTGGGCTGTTACGTAGGGTATTTGTATTACAGTTAAAAAATGGGCGTGAAGTAGGATGTTTTAATCCATATATTTTAATTGGCGATAATGATCTAATACATGACCAAGAAGGGTGTTTAAGTTTTCCTAATTTATGGCTTAACGTTAAAAGACATAATAAAATTACTGCCGCTTATCTTGACAACGCTGGCAAACAGTGTATAATAGAACTTGATGGCATTGACTCTAGATGTTTCCAGCATGAATTGGATCATTTAGATGGAATAACATTTACTGAATATGTAAGTGATTTAAAATTACAAATGGCACGGAAAAAACAAAGGAAATTAAATGGTTGAACCAAGCGACAATTTACAAGCAGTTTTTGAAAAAGCAATTGATACTGCTAAAAAATTACATCACGAATATCTAACAATTGAACATTTATTGTTTGCCATGTTGTTAGATGAGTCGTTTACTAATACTATTCAAGGATACGGTGCCGATGCTGAGAATCTAAGAAAAAATCTTGGAGAATATCTTCAACATAAGTGCGCCGAAATTACCATCCAAGATGTAGTAGTTAAGCCAAAGAAAACTCAATCAGTTGAGCGTGTACTTAATCGTGCGTTTACACAAGTATTGTTTAACGGACGCCAGAGGATTGAACCAACTGATGTGTTCCTTGCTATGATTGGCGAAAAACGTAGCTGGGCACATTTCTATATTGCTCAAGGAAATATCGATAAAGATAAATTTGCCGACTACATTAACAATTCGGTTGAGCAGGAAGAAGTAGAAGAACAAGATAATTCTAGTAGCAGAGCACTGGCATCATTTACTACAAACTTAAACGACTCTGTTAAGAAGAATAAGATTGATCCTGTTATTGGTCGAATTGAAGAGTTAGAAAATATTGCGCTAGCGATGGGTCGACGTAGCAAGAACAACGTTATCCTAGTAGGAGATCCAGGTGTAGGTAAGACTGCTATAGCAGAAGGACTTGCTTACAATATTGTTAAGGGTGCTGTACCAGACTTTCTAAAAGACTATACAGTTTATAACCTGGATATTAGTGCGATGCTTGCTGGCAGTAAGTATCGTGGAGATTTTGAAGAACGTTTCAAGCAAGTGTTAAAAGCCCTTACTAAGAAAGGTAAGACTGTGCTGTTCATCGACGAGGCACATATGATCTCTGGCGCAGGATCAGCAGGTAACTCTGCTAACGATCTCGCTAACATGATGAAACCAGCTCTAAGCAAAGGCAACATTAAAGTTGTGGCCAGTACTACCTGGGAAGAATATCGTAAGCACTTTGAAAAAGATCGTGCGCTCATGCGTCGATTCCAACGCATTACTGTTGACGAGCCAACACCAGAAGTAACACTACAAATTCTTAAAGGTATTAAGAAATACTACGAAGAATTTCACAAAGTTAAAATTAAAGACGATGCGTTACATGCAGCAATTAAACTATCCGTTAAGTATCAAACAGATAAGAAATTGCCAGATAAGGCAATTGATTTAATTGATCTAGCTTGTTCACGTTTTAATTTAAAACTAGCAGACGATCGTAATGTTACTGAGCGTGAAATTCAACATGAATTAAGTAAGATTATTAACTTACCAGAAGAACAAGTTATGGAAACTGAAAGTCAAACACTTGCTACTCTACAAGATAAACTTGGAGAAGAAGTGTATGGGCAAGATCTTGCGCTAACTGAGGTGGTTGATAAGATTGTTGTAGCACAGGCAGGTCTAAAATCAGATAATAAACCAATTGGATCATTTGTATTCATGGGGCCTACTGGTTGCGGTAAGACCGAAACTGCCAAGTCACTGGCTAAACACTTGGGTGTTAAGTTGTTACGTTTTGATATGAGTGAATATCAAGAGAAGCATAGTATCTCTAAGCTGATTGGTAGCCCTCCGGGTTATGTTGGCTTTGAAGAGAATGCCGGATTATTGATTACCCAAGTTCAAGAAAATCCAAATGCTGTTCTATTATTTGACGAAGTTGAAAAATCACATCCGGATGTAAGCACAGTATTGCTACAAATGATGGATAACGGGTTTATTACAGGGTCAAATGGCAAACAAGCTGACTGCCGTAACTTAATTCTTATTCTTACCACTAACGCTGGAGCACAAGATGCTGAGAAGAATGTTATTGGATTTGGTACCCAAGAAAAAGATTACAGCGACAAGGATTTAAAGAAGTTCTTTACTCCAGAATTCCGTAATCGTTTAGATGGTGTTATTACCTTTAACAAGTTAGGCAAAGAAACAATGACTAAGGTAGTTATGAAGTTCATAGACACCTTAAAAGAGCAAGTTAAAGAGAAAGCAATCCGTATTAAAATTGATAAGGAAGCTGTTAACTGGCTTATTGAAAAAGGATTTGATGCTAAGATGGGTGCTCGTCCACTACAACGTGTTATTGACAAGGAAATTAAACGTGACCTTGCTCGTATGATGTTGTTCGGTGACTTGAAAGGTGGGGGCTGGCTAACTATTACTGTTGAAAACGATAAGATTATGCTAGTTGCTAAGCCTAAAACAGTTAAGATACCGTTGTTGACTACTGACAACATGTTGGAAAATGCTAACTAAAACAACAAAAAGTTTGTTTAAAGGAACATACAGTATAAAATTGTACTGGAGTATAAAATTGTACTGGTATGTTCAATAGCGGCAGCATTTAGAAGTGGGGATATGTCCTCAACTTTAGAACAGTTAAAAAAGACAACTATTGCTCAACAATCGTCAGGGTGGACCAGCCATCAAACACCTCCAAAGACTCAAGAGCAATTAGATTACGCATTTAAACTACAACATCAGATCAATAAATTAAAAAATATTGAAGTACGTGTAGAATTTCCATATATTTCTATCTATACTAATTCAAAATTAGATCTCGATCGATTAATTAAAATTGATAAAGATAAAGTAAAATACATAAGTGTTCCAGTCAACGGCAGTGCCCTTGTTAAGGATACTGTAATCATGCCTAAAATTCCGTATGAATTTAGGATCACTCTAGGCAAAACCATACAAAATCACAGCGCATTCGTTGAGTGGGCTGAAAATACTCCAAAGTTAAAACTAACCAAGAGTTGTAAGCGAGATCTACTAAAAGATCGCAGTTGGGGTGGTACTCACTTTTATCTAACTGGTGATAACATATTACTCATGACAAAGATGCATTTAGGCGGTTCTATTAACAAAATAGAACGGGTTGTTAAGGCTTAACTGTAAAATCAAAGCTATATTGTATAAAGACGTTTGCGATAAATAGTATATCTGCAAAGTATTGTTGCGACTAAAAATAACGGGCTAAAAAATGCGTATTACAGAACTATTAGAAGGCAAAGATGTTAAAGAATTAGAGTTTGTCAAGAAAGATNTTGACGGCACTAAAATTGACTTCGATCTTGTTGAAGACCTAACATTTTTTATGAATAACGATGATGATACGTATCGTCGTCACGTCTATCCGCTTATTGCTAAATGCGTTAAACATATTAAAGCTAAACAAAAAATTGATCCGATGATTTTTAAATCTGCTGTTAAAGAGTGCTATAATCAATATATTGAAGAATATCCTATTAAAGAATTACCAGAAACATTAGAAGATAAAACTTGCAAAGCAGTTTGTAAAAAAATGCTAGAAGATTTTAAAAAAAATCATAGTGACGGAAAATACAAGGATTATTAATGTTATTACGTGAACTATTTGTTAATGCTAAAAAACATCTGATACTTTTTGAAGGCGGTAATCTAGCCAGTCACGATGAAGCAGGAAAGACGTCAGCCGGTTGGCAAGGTATGGACGGCGTTCACCAAGCAGAAGATTTGGACTTAGAAGTTCATAACAGAGCTGTAGTTTTAGATGTGCTAAATGATTTGATGATTAATATTAATAACGCATTTTCACAACAATATGGCAAACCAATATGGCCCGAGGCAGCGTTTGCTAGCGGGTCATATTTAAGTGGAAGTAGTTTTCACTTCTTTGATAAGAAGATTACAGACGACCAATTTGTAAAATTAAAACCCAAAGTTGGCGACATTGACACACAAGCACCAGTTGAGTTAGATCCAAGTGTTAAAGAGTTTTTAACAGGCATGATTGGCAAACAACTTGGCCCAGCAACCTTTGTTGGCTTTAAGCCAGGCAATAACCAATACTCAAGTATGTGGGAAGTTAACTTAGAAAAATTACCGGTTAAACTACAAATTGACTTCGAGTTTGGTAAGTACAACCCAGAAACTAATCAGCCAGACGAATGGTATGCGTACAGTCATAGCTCACATTGGGATGACATACAACAAAATATCAAAGGCGTATTTCACAAATATCTTAATCGTGCTATGCCTTACGCACAAGCCAGTACCAAATATGTTGCTCGAGTACTTAAGAAAAGTACAAAAATTAGTCCAGAGCCAGTAACAGACGCAGACTTTAGTTTTGCGGTATCGGGTGGACAAGGCGGTGGACTAAGCCGTAAGTATGTTCCGTATATGGATCCAGCAACTGGTGAAGCAATGATGCAAGATGGCATTCCTGTTATGCAGTTGTTAGAACCAAAAGACAGACAATACGATCAGTCAATTAGTTCACACTTTGAAGCATTCTTTGGTCATAAACCAAATAAGCAAGAGCGGTTGGCACAAGATAGTTTTGTTGGTACTGTTGGGCTACTTGCTAAAAATTATGACGATACACAAAAGATAGAAGTAATTAATCGATTCCTGGATATTCTATTTGAAAAAGGTAGTCAAATGATTACCAAGAACGATCCTGCTAGAGATAGAAAGATTAAATTTGCCGCTTTAGACTATATGTTAGAACATATCAGCTTACCAAATGAAAGTGTTGGGGCGCTACGCGATCGTGCTGTAGAAATGAGCAAAAATTACGAACAAGAGTTTCTAAATAAAAATTCAACTAAACAACCGTTAGCCGAAGCCGAGGTTGTTGCTAAACTTAGAAAAGGCATGCCACATTTACGTAATTTGCCGCCGACTGATTTGTTAGATTTACTAGACGAAATTCACGACGGTAACGGTAACTTTAAAATACAAAATATTCCATTGAATGTTAAAGTAGATGGCTTTGGTGGCCGCTTTGGAAAGAATGCCGAAGGTAAACCTTTTATGGGTACTAGTCGTACACCGCCAAGGTACGAAGCAAACTTTGCCAAATACCATCAAGAAAAAGGTACTACTGATCTAGAGATTCTTGGACGTGCACAATTGTTTGATCAGTTGTTTGAAGAAATGATGAAAGCTGTTGAACTTGTAGATGACCGATTAGGGCCAGAGTTTTTAATTAACAAACAAGTTACTTGTGAAGTATTATTTTTGCCGTTTGCTACAGAAACCGAAGAAGGTAAATTAAAGTTTGTTGGTATTCATTATGACAAACTTCCAAAAGGTGTAGAACTAGCACTAGTACCATTCCATATATCTGATGCGTCTAGTGGTGAGGATGTTAAAAATGCCAGCCAACTTGTTAAGGCCCTAACTGGATTAGGGCAACAAGGTAGTGTAATGTTTATTAACAACGCATTAACACAAAATGGTGCGTTAGATGTTACTGGGATTGTTCCCCCGTTAGAAAACATAGAAGAACTTAAATCTATGTTAACTAGCAAAGAAAAAGGTATTAACGATCGTAAACGCCAAGTAGCTGCCGCGTTACAACCAGTAGCACTAGCTTTAGAAAAAGCAATTATTTCTGATCCAAATATTGTTGGTAAAGACATGTTAGGTAAGGACTACGAAGGTATTGTTCTTAATACTCGTCTCGGGCCAATTAAAGTAACCAGTACAGAACAACGACAACTAATTGCCAATAAACAAGATGCTATTACGGCTGCTAAAGACGCACGAAAAGCCGCAGGTGGAGCACAGCGTACAAGAACAGCAGTTATAACAGCTGGCAGCTTTGTGGGGCATAAGGGACACGAACAATTAATCGGACTAGTGCTTGACAAGGCCGATGAAGTAGACGGTGACGCATTTGTTTATATCAGCCCAACTGTTGGTCCTGATGATCCAATTCCTCCAGAAATGAAATTAGAAACCTGGCAAAAATTATACCCTAACCGTACTGATATATTTCAAATATGGCAGGATGGCGGTAGTCCAGTAAAGAAAATAGAAAAAGAATTAGTATTACCCCCAGACAGTCCTTATAACCATATTATCCTTATGGTAGGTTCTGACCGCTATCTTGGTATGAAAAAATGGATGGATGTATTAGCAAAACGCATGAAGGATCCACGTTATCCAGGTAGCCACAATGATGTTACTTTCGAAACTATAGAAACACGTCGTGAAGAAGATCAAGGCGGCACTGGTATTACTTTCACGCAATGTAGGAAAGCGTTATCATTACCAGACGACAAAGCATTGCGTGTGTGGACTCACGCATTTGATGTTAAAAAACTAGGTGTTCCATGGATTAAAAAACTAATGGTTACTGCTAGAAAAGAGATGAAAATTAAGCCTCCGACAGAAGAGCCTACTGAACTTCCTGTATCTACAGAACCGGTAAATACACCACAAGAGATAAAACCGGCTATGTCATCAATTGATAAAATAGATAAAGATATTCCTGCTCCAATTGCCGCTAAATTAAAAGAGCGTCAACTAGCTGAACAGATACAAGAGATGGAAAAATCTTTAGAGGAATCAACCCAACAAAAGATTTCTAAACGTAAGCAACAATCAACTAAGGGACTGAATACCTACGGTGACAGTGAACACATGAGTGGTGACTATACCTCGTATCGATTAGGCATGGCAGTTGCTAGCGCCGACGGGAAGACTCCCATAGATATGAAGGCAAAGAGCTGGGTTGGGAAGACTAAGACCGCACACCCATATACTCAAGAAGAACAAGACATGTTGAAACAAGCCTACAAAGTTGTTGGGGCAAGTTATAAAGATTTGAACAAAGGTGACATGAAGAGTAGAGAGCTAGATGACACACACAAGACTAGCACTGTCGCAAAAACTAAAAGAAATCAATACGGAGTATAACGTGGACGAGAAATATCATTTAGCATTAAAAACAGCATTCGCAAGTGAATACGCCTTTACAATAAAAGCACAAAACTTTCACTGGAATGTAGAAGGGCCATTGTTTGGTCAACTACATGAATTGTTCGGAACCATTTACGAAGAAACTTACGGAAGTATCGATACCTTTGCTGAACAACTACGTGCTCTACAGATTTATACTCCAGCAAGTTTAGAACGGTTTAGTATGTTGTCTAAAGTAGACGACGAAAATGAAGTATTGCCGTTTGAACAGATGTTACGTGAGTTACTGTCTGACAGCGACAAGATGTCCGATATATTTAGAATTACATTTACTATGGCTGAAAACTCAGGTGATCACGGATTAAGTAATTTCTTAGCTGATCGTCAAGACGCACATAAAAAACATAGTTGGATGTTAAGAGCAAGTTTAAAATGAAACAATACCGGATCACAGCACAGAATTTAAATCAAGATAGTGATGAAGATTGCTATCTTGCGCCCGAGGATCCTATTCACGAATTAAAAGCATTAGCAGGGTTAGGCGGTCTTGGCGGCGAAGCAAGATTACACGAACTGCGTGTTAACCAAGGAAGTAATATCAGCGTTGCCGGAAATGAACGTGGTCAGTATATGAAAGATCACAATATCAAACCAGGAACACCGGAATGGTTTAGATTATGGTTTAGTTTGCCACATTTAACCGGCGATAATGGTATTGGAAAATAATATGAAACTTAGAGAACTATTAAAAGAAAGTCCCCGCAATTACCCAGACAACCGCACAGGATTTAGCGATCAAAGCAAGCGTGACTTTAAACGTGATGAAATGGAACACGAACTTGGTCACGAAACTAATAATTACGCAGTTGCTATTGATGGTAAAACATGGAAAGTATTTGCCAGTAAGAGCCATGCGCAAGCAGTTGCTCGTTCTCTACAGAATAAAGGTAAGAACGCCTCAGTTCATGAAACAGGTTCACCAGTTAGTGAATCTGCAACAGCAGGTGCTACCAGTGCCGCTAATGTAAGTGTTGGCGCGGTGTATAAAAATAAACCACCTAAACAACCTAAAAACAAAGACGGCACTGCTAAAAACGCCCTTGATATGAAGGCGAATTTGATGACCGGTGGAAGCATAAAACGCTAAATACATAAAGATAACGGAGTTACATACCATGCCAGAATTAGATCAAATGAGCCCAGAAATGGAACCACAACAACCAGAAATGGACGGACAAGTAATGGGCTTAGAGCCAGGACAAACAGACGAAGAAGGCGCAATGGCCAAAGCTGATTTGTATAAACTAGCTAACTACAGCTTCAAGCTATTTAAAAAGCTAGAAGACAACGCTCAACTAGAAGGTTGGGTACAAGCTAAGATTACTAAAGCCGCTGATTACATTGCTTCAGTATATCACTATCTTGAATACGAGATGGAATTTAGTGAGTACGGCCATAAGCTAGATAACAGCGATGTTCTTTCTGAAGGGCAAAAACGTGCTCTTAAGAATAAGCTGATGGAAGCTAAGGCTAAGATCAAAGAGCTCAAAGTAAAGCAAGCTGCAAAAGCCAAAGATAAAGTTGAAGAGACTAGAATGATCGGTGGCGGCAAAGAAGAATCTTGTACAGAATGCGGCGGCACTGGTATGAGATTAACTATGGGCATGCCTGTTCCTGATCGCGTTGAAAAGAAGATTGAAAAATACAAGCGTTTGACAAAAGCTACTCATGCCGCGAACAAGCGTTTAGATAAGAACGGTGACGGCATTGTTAGCAAAGAAGAGGAAGAAGCAAGTAAAGGCATTGGTGAAGAAATGTCATCGACTGGTGGAGAAATTACTCGTCCATCAAAAGGTGTGACACGTCACACACACAATCCAAAACGTTTTACTGACGAGCCACATACAGAACCAAAGAGCCAAGCTAAATCACGCTCGGCTGCTGACAAAGCAGGCGACAAGGCTTCTGACAAAGCTGCCGCTAAAGATTCTAAAGACTACGAAAAGAAAAATCCAGGCACAGTAACTCGTGTTAAAGATGGTAAGAAAGTTGACCCTAATGCTCCAAAAGAAAAAGAAGTTGACGAAGCACAAGGTGGCCACAGCTACGGTCAAGGCGTTTACGAAGGTAAAGGTAAAAAGCCAGACTTTTTAGATGTTAACAAAAACGGTAACAAGAAAGAGCCAATGGAAAAAGCCCTTGCTGATAAAAAAGCAGGTCCTAAGAAAGGTGTTAATCCTTTTGCTAAGAAAGATGCAAAAGTTGTTGAAGCCCTTAAAGGTAAGCAAAAGAAATTAGATACCGATAACGATAACGATATCGATGCTGATGACTTATCAAATTTACGTTCTAAAAAAACAAAAAAGAATGAGTCATATGTTGCTCAAGCAGTCGCTGAAGCAAAGAAAGGCAAGAAGCCGGCCTTTTTAGATGCTATCAACAATGATGAAAAAGAAGAGCCAATGAAGAAAGCAGTTGCTGACAAAAAAGAAACTGTTAAAGAAAGTTCTGAATTGACTCGTATGCTTGAATTAACCGGCCGTTTAAATCTTAACGAAAATGTTATTGTTAAAGAATCAAACGAAGTTGATCAACTACGTGCGTTAACAAAGCGTCTATTGGGCTAAATCGATGGACATGAAGCGCATACTACAGGCGTTGGATGGAGTTGCTACAAAGCCTGTAGTAGGTGCTGACAGCATGACTCGATTTCTTCGAGTTGTTAAAGAAGCTGAATTAAATCAACCTGCTCCTGCGGCACCAGTCGCTCCTGCGGCACCAGTCGCTCCTGCGGCACCAGTCGCTCCTGCGTCAACCCTATCTCCAGAACAACTTGCCTATAATCAACTTAGAGCACAGTTAGACGGCGCAGATGCCTTACGTGGTGGTCCTAGTGCTAATACATTCGCAGTTGTAAGTCCAGAAGTTACTGCGGCAACAAACTCAATGAAACAAAAACTAGCACAAATGGCAGCGGCATTAACGGCTAAAGGTATTGATGCAGCGGCCGAATACGATGCTCCTGAACCTGGCGAGCCGGCTGCGGTACCTGTTGATCTTAATCAAAAATATGCTACTGAAGAAGTTGGCATGAGTCGATTTTTATCTATTATTAGCGAAGGGGCTAGTCCACATAAAGTTGCGTTGCCTATACAAATGGCAATGCAACATTATGCTACACCTAAAGAAATAACACCCATAGTTAAAACTCAATCATTGTTAAAAGGCTATCTTCAAGAGTTAGACGAAGAAGCTGTAGAAGAACACGCACATAAACGTCAACTAATTAATCAATACGCACAGACTATTGCCAATCGAGTTATGGTCCGTGAAAATAGGCTTGACGAAAAAAGTGTAAGTCAAAAACAAGCACGTACTATGGCTGCGGCAGCTCACGATCCAAAGTTTGCTAAAAAGGTAGGTATTAAATCTAGCGTAGCAAAAGAATTTAACAAAGCCGACACTGGCACTAAACAGTTAAGTCAGGCAATGAAAAAAGAAAAAGTAAACGAAGCTCCGATTGATATGTCAGGCGATCCTAACGATCCAACAATTTACGGACACGAAAAAGCTAACCCAATGAGCCTTAAAGGCCGTATTATGTCGGCCCGTGCTCAATTAAAAGAACTAGCACAACTAGCAGATAGCGATAGTCTAGTAGCGTGGGAAGAAATTTGTAAGAAAGCCCAAGGCGGAATGTTTATGGGCCTTGAGCAAAACCTAGAACAAATTCGTCACGGTATAGAAGAATTAGCAGCCAAGCGTAAAAAGGGTGGAGTTCAAAGTCGTGGTATTGATAAGAATATCGGCGAAGATAAGGATCCTTGCTGGAAAAATTACAAGCAAGTAGGCATGAAGAAGAAGGGCGGCAAACAAGTCCCTAACTGTGTACCTAAGAAATAAAATATCAAGGAAGATTGAAATGGATTACCGAACATTAGTTAATAAATTAGAAGCAATTCAAGCTGGTACATATATCAAGGAAGCAACTGCTCCTACACAGTTTAAACCAACACACTTCCACAAAGGGAATCTTGGTAATAAGAACCCAGTAATGCAAACTCCAGACGGCGCATTTTGGCACGAAGCTTCACAAGGCGGTGAAGGCAACGTTGGTTACACTATTGTTCCTTGGCAAGGTGATACACTAAATCGATCAGGTTGGAATCCAGCAAGCATCGACGGTGTGATTACTCCAGACGGCAAGTACATTGATTTCCCAGAAGGCGTTACTTGGAAGCAGTATAAACAAACTGCCGATGACGATGCTGCCTTAATGGCAAAGTTAAAGAAACTAATTGAACTAGTTGACAAATATATTGCGCTAAAAGCAAAACGTGGTCAGGGTGCTAGACCAGCAGGGCCGACTACAAGAGATATGGGCGATGGTAGTAGATTAACTACTGACGCTAAAGGTAACGTTGCAGCAACAGATACTGATGGAAATGCTTACATTCCTGGATCAAATCCAAACTTACCACAGAACAAGGTTAAAGAAAGTATCGACTTCAAAGGCAGTATTGCTCAAAGCCTAGTTGAATCATTTGGTTATAATTTAAATGAATTATATTCTGATTCCGCAGAAGATAGAATTCGTGCTCGGGCGGAAAGAATAGCGGGAGAAAAACCGTTATCATCATACGGCTCAGCTGGACAAAATGTTCAAGCTGGTAGAGCTGGATATACTCCGCCGACTACTCCGACAACTGTTACTCCGTCATCTGTTGCTCCTGCTACATCAAGTGTGGCCAAGACAGCGGTGGCTCCGGCAGCAACTACTGGGGCAAAGGCAGCAACTAGTGCCGGTTCTAAAATGTTAGGTGCTGGCAGTAAACTATTAGGTCGTGCTATGCCGGGCGTTGGAGCAGTACTAGGCGCACAAGGTGCTTACGACAGTTATAAAAAGGGTGATTATCTAGGTGCCGCATTAAACGGATTATCAGGCGCATTTTCATTAGTGCCAGGTCTAGGTTGGATTCCAGCTGTTGGTCTCGGTGCTTGGCAAGCTGGTCGTGAATTAAGCGGTGCTACTGACAAGTACGATAATCCGGAAGGCGGAGAACAAGGTGCTCAAACAAATCCACCCGTGGCAGGTCCAGTTAATCCATCAGTTAAAGCATTACAGCAACGTATCCTTGCTAAAGATCCAAAAGCACTACCTAAGCACGGTGCTGACGGACATATGGGGCCAGAAACACAAGCGGCTATGCAACGTTTAAATATTAAAGAGACTACAATGCCACAGAAATCACTAGCAGAAACAATGAGAGACCTACAACAAAAATTAGATAGAATTAATGAAGCTGAAGGTGATCAGTCAGCAGAGCCAGCTGTAAAAGCAATTCCGCCAACTCCTGAAGAGCAAGCACTACTAGCTCAAGCACAAAAAATTGGCGGCTCGCTCGGTAAAGACAAAGATGGTGCTTATGTAATTCTAACAAAAGACGGACAAATTGTAAGTGCCGAAGGTGAACTTATGATCAAGCAAGGTGACCAATTAGTGGGCACTGGCAAAGAAGCACCTGATCCAACTGGAACAATGGCTGAAGATGGCGGGGCATTAGAAGAAGGATTCTGGTCCAGCTTGCTCAAAGGCGCTGCCGGACTAGGAAGATCAACCGCAGTTAACGGACGTCGTTTCGCAAGAACCAATCCAGTTAAAACAGCAGTGGGTGTAGGTACCGCTGGGTTAGCAGGCGGATATGCCGCGGGCAAACTTGGTAATAATGACCCAGTTAAACCTAATGACCCAGTTAAACCTAATTCTCCGGTTAACCCTCCAGTACCAGGCGGTGGTGGAAATCCAAATCCTCCAGCCGAACCTGATACATCGGCAGATGACGCAGAATTGGCCGCATTGAAAGCTCAAATTGATGCGTTAATTAAAGAGTTGAGCACTTCTAAAAATCCAGAAATACAAAAAGGATTAGCCGACGTTCAAAAGAAATTAGGTTAATAACTAATTAAAATGGCAGATTCGTTCTGCCATTTTCACCTTTAAAATTTCTAAGTGGTTGCTATTACAAGATAAGTAAAGTATAATAGGCTTATACAAGGAGATATCATATGTCAGGACGTAATTATGGCGCAGAAGAAAAGGCAAAACTAGAACGATTGATTTCCGAAGGTAGTACAGTACTACGTGAAGTTGAAGATCTAACAGAAGGCTTAAAAGAAACAGTTAAGGCAGTAGCAGAAGAACTACAGATCAAACCAAGTGTCATTAATCGTGCTATTAAAATTGCTCATAAAGGTGATTGGAGTTCGCATAATGAAGATTGGGCTGAGATTGAGGCAATTTTAGATATTACAAAACGTATCTAAAAGTAGTATACTATAGATGGCAGGCGGGCCATAATCCGCAACGTTGGTGTTTGTCAGCCCTAAATGACATATGGAGATTAAATGAGCTATGTAGACGCATGGTTTGACCGCGAGAATGATACTATCAAAGTGGTCGAACGTAATAAGAAAGGCGAAAGAGAATTTCGCGACATACCCGTAAAACACACGTTTTACGTCAAAGACCCTCGAGGCAAGTTCCAATCAATTTACGGCGATCCAGTATCACGTATTGTTTGTAAAAACACAAAAGAGCTACGTAAAGAACAAGCAATCAATTCAGGTAAGCAGTTATTTGAAAGTGATATCAATCCAATCTTTGTTTGCCTAAGCGAACACTATCTAAATCAAGACGCACCGAAGTTAAATGTAGCATTTTTTGACATTGAGGTAGACTTCGATCCAGAACGTGGCTATGCTAGTCCAGACGATGCGTTTATGCCTATTACTGCCATAGCAGTTAAGCTACAATGGATGGATACTATGATCTGTTTAGCAATTCCTCCAAAGACTATGACTATGGAAGAAGCTAAGGAATCAGTCAAGGACTTTGACAACGTCATGTTGTACGCTTCTGAAGCAGAAATGCTAGACGTATTTTTAGATTTAATTAAAGATGCTGACATACTAAGTGGTTGGAACAGTGAAGGCTTTGATATACCCTATACTGTTAACCGTGTAACTAAAGTTTTGAGCAAAGAAGATACCCGTAGGTTCTGTTTGTTTAATCAGTTTCCTAAACGTAGAGAATATGAAAAGTATGGACGTCAAGCAGTAACATATGACTTTATTGGTCGTGTACATTTGGATAGTCTTGAACTGTATCGCAAGTACACTTATGAAGAACGTCATACCTACAGACTAGATGCTATCGCAGAATATGAACTGGGTCAACGTAAAACACAATACGAAGGCACCTTGGATCAACTATACAACAATGACTTCCGTACATTTGTTGAATATAACATTAATGACTGCCAACTACT